TTCCCCAACAGGGGAACCCGGGCGGCAACGCCGCCCGGGCCCGGTCATCCTTTCTCTCTCGAGAGACGCAGCAAAGCATGCGTCGGTTCAAAAACCAAGGCTCCCTAAACTACACTACCACCAGGAGATTTCATCAACGACAAAACCCTCTGGTCCTTCCCGACTGCCAGTTCTTAAATTGAACTTGCGGTCCCCCTTGTTATGATTATAGTCACCACTAAGCTCCGTGATCTCGTGTAACACTATGAGATGCCGAAACGCTGCCACCCTCTTAATGAGAACTGGTGCATCCGGCTCACGGCGCTGATTAAGCTTTCGCAATTGCAAAAGGTAAGCACCCTGCTGACATACATGGTATGTCTGCGGGGCACTTTTAAACACCCTAACGCGCCAGCCTTGAACCCACGGTTTCCGTGAGTTTCGTGGCCTGCGCACTGCTTTTGGTTTAGCTTCATCCCACTCTTTGTGAACCCCAGCTCGGAGCCCATAAGTTTTCGGAACTAGGTTCCACTCACCTACGGACTTTAAGAGGTGTTCTATCCTATTCAACTGTTTGGAAAAATCAATTCCCAGACGGTCGCTTAGGACGTTCAAAGAGTTATAGAGGTGATACCAAGCGCCGGCTGTATAGTCGAACCGCTTGATGTATATGGGGGTTATCAGTTTACCGTTGTGATAATGGTATCCACATGACTCACGGAACGGACCATGCCAAAAAGATTTGGACTTATTGATCTTAAACCCGAACGCCGTCAAGGCGTTCATAACAGGTACGGCGTGAGACGAGTCGACAATAATGTCGTCTCCATAAACTGTGACGAGGTTTGGCCTGCAGGGCCCGAATTCTGCTGGCAAATCAATAGCAGCACTCGATATAGCCCAGAACAGCAAACTTTCAAGTTCGAACACGTAGCCATTTCCCATACCACCTATCTTCTGCAACTCAACGATTTCCCCGTCAAAATTGACGAACGGACCGCGAGTGCGGATTATTATATCGCTCCATTCTGG